TTATCTTTATACTCATCTAACCCTTTTTGCTTATCTGACTTAAAGAAATCAAAAGCCATATCAATTGCACTCACGGCTAATAGTACCCACCCTAGTATTGGTAGAGCAGATAAAATACCTTGTATAGCAAGTTTTGCAGTAACTCCAAAAGCAAAAGCGCCAGCTTGAGCAGCTGCCCAAGCCGTTCTAATACCTAATAATATTGGCTTACCCTTGCCAGCTTCAAAGTTAGCAGCCATAATTTGAGCTCTGTAAGCTCCAACACTTAAAGCTGCTTGTTTCCATTGAACGCCTATACCTTTTAGTCCTGCACTAGTTTGTCCAGCTATGTCCCCTTCTCTAGAGGCTATGATATCTTGAGTTCTTTCGTACGCTGAAGCACCTTTGTCATTTAAATTAAATTGTTGTTTTCTTGCAGCATTACGAGGTTCCTTATCAAGATCTTTCTGAGTCATATTTATAGCTTGAGTGTAAGCAGCTGCAGAAGCTTTTGCTATTTGTATTTGTCTTTCCATAGCTTGTGTTTCTGCTTTGATTGCAGTACCGTTATCTATTCTTTTTTGAATCTCTCTTTGTTTATCTTTTACAAAATCTAAAGCTGCTGCTCTTTCTTTTTTGTACGCGTCTATTGATACATCATCGCTAACACCTAGCCCAAGTTTATCCCTTGATGCTTTTCTAGCATAATCTACGGTTTTAACAATAGTGTCGCCTCTGTCTGCTCTATACGCATTTGATAGTGCAACTGCTTTCCCTGTATTTTTTGCTTTTCTTTCTAATTTATCTAGCTGTGCTTCTATACCTGGAACAAGTTTTCCCGCAATGGATTGTAATAGTCCAGCTATAGGAATTAGTATAAGTTGTGGCATTTCAGCTAGTAGCTTGATCATAGGTTCTAGTAGGCCAATTATTTGTTCTAATCCACCTGTAGCCATATTTTTAAGAGACGCGTTTAACTGGTCAAATGGAGACATTGCAATTTGCTCTGCAATAGCGCTAAATTTAGACTCACCTTCGGCTAGAACAGCGTTAAGGAAGGCCTGTCTACGTTCTGTTTGAGTTAGGGAAGATTTTGCTTTGTTATGAGCATTAGCATATTGGGTAACCGCGTCGTCAATACGAGTCATAATACCAAGTTCGTCCAGAAGTTCTGGCTCTAACTTGATAGTACCTCTTGTAAGACGATCCATAGCATCAGACATGTCGCGGCCTAGGGCAACGGCAGCACCTCGTGCCACCGCGCCCAGACGTTCGATCTCTTTTCCAGAGAAGCCAGCAGCTGTTGCGGAGGCAACTGATTTCATTGCTTCGGCTGCGCTAATACCATAGCCAGTCACTTTTTCTAGATTCTTCGAAACAATACCTAAAGTTACACCACTTTGTGCGCCAACTAGCTCTAAACCTTCTCTAAGCTGTTTAACTTTAGCAGCATCAGATAAAGCTTTAAAGGCAGCTGTAATAGCAAACATGTTAGCAGCAGCTGTAGCGTATGCTGCCACGATACCACTTGTACTGTCTGACGCATCTCGTAGACCGGCCATGTCTCTTCCGGCCGCACCACGTTGTCCAGACACGCCCTTGGCGCCTCTGTTTTCTTTAGTACTAATGCCATCTCTATCATTAAAAGCGCCCGATTTTTTGGCCGCGGTTTCTCCTGCCTTGCTTAATCGAGCATTCAGTCTAGTCGCATCATCTGCTGCGTTTTCAATATTGTCTCTTATTACCTTGGTTTTTTTAGCTGTAGCATCCGCGCCTTTAGTGCCAACGGTTAATAGGGCCTCAATATTAAATTTCATGTTTTATTCTTTATCTTATCCATTTCTTTTTTCATAGCTTTTTGGGATTTATCTACATTATACTCATCAATTATATTGAGAAGTTCTAGCAGAAAATCAGTATTAACTATTTCATGAAATTTGATAAGTATTGGCAAGTTGGTATAATCTTTGCCTACAAAACCTACGTCTCCGTAAACTCTATTGCCTAGTCTTCCATATATACTCAACGACAATTGAGCATCATAAGATAGATCTTCATAACCTACAGGAATCTTGTCTGGATCGGGCTCTAAACCTCGTTCTTCCATCAACATTAAGTAACGTTTTTTATCTATTTTGCTCTCGCTGCTTTTTAGGTATTTTTCTAAGTCAGTAACTGTATCTTCACGCAGGTTGGCTACGAAAAGAATCTAAGCTAAACACAATCTCATTTAACCATTTATCAAATTCTGGCGAATTCTTAACAAGGCTCAAAGCTTCATCGGCCGAAAAATCGATAGTTTCATTTAAATCTACACCTTGTGGTACTTCAATAGGAAGCAGTTTAGAAGCATAATCAATAGTTAAACCCTTCCAATCAAGAATAGAAGCTTTAACATAATGCTTCATAAACATATCACCATCTAATTCATCTTCTTTTTGATGCTTCTTAAACACTGGGCGTGTAGAAGCTTTTCTAATTCTTTCTAACTCTGGCCTAGCTAGGTAAGCTAGCTTAACCTCAAACCCCGGTAGCCCATCAAATGGTACCCAGGCCTCTAGTGTATCTTTTAACATTGATTGTAGTTTACTCATAATTCTCCTTCTTATAAAAAATATAGGTGGATAGTTTTACCCATCCACCTATTATATGATACCTCCTGACCATTGTCAAGAAAAATTTTTATAGTGCCGCTCCGACATACTTCAGAGTCGCTTCGTTTGATGTTGCAATTGTTGATGGCAAACCATGAAATGCAATGTCTACTGAAATAATATCATCAGACTGCACTTTGGGAATTTCCAAGTGTGCCGTTGGTAGGTTGATGTGAAATCTTGGCGTGTTACCAGAGCCACCAAGAATGAATGTTAGGGCAAATGAGTTTGTAACAGTTGTTAAATCTGCTAGAGCATCTGCGAGTAACTGACCAGATGTTCCTGTGTCTGATGCAATTTCTTCAACGTATGCGGTAAAGTTACCTGTGATAGATTTATTGCCGGAAATATGTCCAATAGGACGATTTACAACCCCTAGAGTTTCTGGTGTTAGGAATGTGGCGTTGTTTGAGAACGATATTGACCCGCCTGTTAGAGTGATCGTGTACGTTCCTGGAGTGCCTTCTCCTGGGTAAGCTGTCGTATTAGCTGCAAGCGTTGTAAGTGATGTAAGCTTATTACGAATGAAGTTGCTTGTAGCTGTAACACCTTGTGTAATAGCTGTACGAGCCTCAAAATTTGCTTCTTTAGAAATTAGTGTACCATTGCCAGACCATTCAATCATTGCAATGCCATCAACATCAAAGTTAACATTAGCTTGGTTGATGATGCAGTTAGCGATCTTGTATATTAAAACATCGTCTGAGACAGGATCGTCATAGTCTCTGTCGCCATCATATGTGGCACCTAAAACAAAGAATAGATCAAACTCGCCTAAGCTAATATTGTTACCGCCTGTGAAGTTAATATCTAGGTCGGTGCTGTTAGGTGCTTCAAAGTTTAGGAATGTATACGTAGCTGGTGTGTACGTCCCTAGGCCTACAAATTGTGCCCATAGAACTTCTTCTACGGCGTGATGGTTAGCAGCAGCATCCGCAAGAGATGCGGGATGTACTGTACCTAAACCAGTAGTATTAACAGCTGTTGCAACAAAGTAGTCGCCCACAGCCGCAGTGGCTGAGCCGCCAACACTAGACCAGTTTGCTGATACTACGGTGACTATTTTATACCCAACACCTATTGTTAGTGCTGTTGCACCTGCTGCAATAGGCGTTGCTACTGGGGCTACAAATGGTCTAATATACGTTGAGAAGCTCCAATCCGCTGGGGCTAGAGCATCATTAAATACTCGACGCCCTCTGCGGGAAACTCCGGCCGATGTAGCCATTTCGCTTAGAACAATCTCTGAAGTTGTATTCCCTTGTGAGAAAGAAAACCCAGACATAACTGGGATTTCCCAGATGGCTGTGCCTTTCTTAAGGAATACCTTAGTATCTCTCTTTAGATAAATTGACATTATTTATTTTCCTTCTGACCAAGCTTTCGCTTAGTAATGAACCAGAATAGACATTTCGCCTATTGCAATTGGTTCTAGTGCTCCCTCATCTGTAGATATGTTTAAAATTGTTGTATCTATACTGTACTGTGTGGCCCCTGTCTTATCTAAGTATGGAAATCTAGCGTTAGACTCTAATACAGTTTCTATATCTTCTAAAACATTATCTAGTTTAGTTAGGGGATTTTCTTCGTTTACAAAAATAAGTATTTTATAACCTATATATCTATCTTTATACTCTGATGTTTTATAGCTTCTAGTCTCTGATCCTGCTATAACACATACTGCTGGAAAGTCGCTTATATCTTCTATGTATCTGAGTTTATCATATACTTGGCCGCTGAGATTAGATACATAATTATTTGTGCCATCTATGTCTTTAATAATATCTACTAAAGCTTTGCTTATAGCGGTTCTTCTTGTAGTATATAATCTAGATCTGTCGCTCATATTACTGCTTTCCTATACTGACTGTTTGTGCATAGCTTACTCTATGTCTAGATAAAATTTGTCTAACAGCCAAGCTTATAAGCCCCACTGGGTCTCTAGCAGTAGTAGCCCAAGGACTTCTACCTCTCTCTACAGAAAATATATCATAATTAAAAGGATTTGTCATATACTGTATTTTTATACCTCTAGCATTTGCGGATATAACCTCTACTGAATTTGCAAATCTACCAGTTCTATTTTGTAGCCTAGGTTTAACCATTAATGAGCGAACTTCTTCCCGTATATTTTCACGTAATAGTCTCAATACACTTGTTCTAGCTCTAGGTACTTTTCTTTTGATTTTAACATTTTCTGTACTACTGCCTGTTTTAGTAGTTACATTAGGTGTACTACTTTTTTGCTTAGATACATTAATAATTTTAGGCGGAGCTCCCTCAGTACGCTGCCACACGTTGCCCCCAGGTACTTTACCAGATTTACGTTTAGGTTTTGCTGGATCTTTACCTTTTATAGAGCCTAACGTTTGTTCTAACATATCTAAAACTACAGTTTCTACCATACTATCAGAACTTTTTCCTTGAAAGAAAAAAGGGGCTAAATCTCTTAAAGCGGCTTCTGTATCCCCGCCTATAGCTTTCAAAGCCATTTTTACTAGTTGTCCGCTTATAACACCTTTTGCTTGATTAGTTTCTTTTGCACCCCAAATACCAAAAACATTATCTACCGCAGCATATACAGGTACCCCTCCTTCAGCTGATAACACTACACGTTTTGTAGCTCCTTTTCTTGATCTTAAAGTACCATTATCATTGTAGAACCAGTTATACTCAGTTAGGTCTATATTATGTGTATTTAGTATTTTTATTATATCGTTTCTTTCTAAAGAGGAAGTACTCGGTGGGATGAGAGTAATACCATCTACAGTAAAAGAACTAAATATACTATCTACTTGCTGAGATACAGTTAATATTTTCTGTAAAGCATCTGCTACTTTAAGTGCTTGTTTTACAGCAGGAAGATCTTGTAGATTTTTATCTTGCTGTTCTGCGTCTTTTTCGAGGCCAAAAGAAGCTATTTGTCTAGCTAATATATATGAATTTTGTATATTTACAGTAGCCAAGCTTATGATGTGCTCCCATTGTAAAATAATTGTATTATTGGGAGTAAGAGCCTTAGCTTTTTCCAAAAACTGTATAGGTAATTTAATAGGAACTATAACTTGCTTAGCTTTTGCTATTAAGGTACGGTCTTCTTCATTAAGAGATACTGTATCATCGGTAGTAATCATCTCCGCAAGAGTTGGGCCCGGTTTTAACGTTATAGAAATCTTAACTACGGTATAGACAACCTCGGTAATAGTTTTATAAGAATAAATATGATGTATTACTTTCCAGTCTCTTTTATATTTTTTTCTGGATGCCTCGTCTTCTAGTATGAGAGAGTCTTCCTTTCCCTCTTCAATTTCCCCTGCCGGGTCTAGGGCTTCTGCAAAAGCTTCGTAGGGTATCCCTAAAAAAGTATCTCCGGGTTGATACTGTGATATTTCTGCAGAAAAAGCTTCTATCATAGCTTTTACTCTTTCTTTAGACTGCTCTATACACTCTGTAACACTTAAATTTTTATATAATTCTATCTCATCAAAATTATCGCTAGAAACTAAGTTACCCTCTTTTAAATCTTTTCTTATATCATTTGGGAGTCTTCTTAAAACTTCTGAGTCCAGTAATCTTTTTCTAGTTGGATCATTATATGAACCACTAAATGCTTTCATACCTTTTAATATCTCTCTATGCTTCTCTACAACAGAGCCAATAGAATCAGGAGCTTTATTATCCAATACAAAAGTTACGTTTTCCAAAAGATTAGCTAATACATTATTTATATCTAATGACAATCCAGAAAGATTAGCTCCTTGGCCTGCCGCCACAGCCTGAGTGATCTTAGTAATAGAGTCGGAACAAGCATTAGTTTTATTAACTATTTTACCCTTTAGACGAAATAATTGATTTCTAAGACTTTTAGTTCCTTTAGCAACCGGGCCTTTTAAAAGTCTATTAATTGCTTCATCTATATCTATTTCTTTATTATTTAATTGCTCTCTTATTCTCTTTACTGTTAGTACGCCCGATAATTTACTTTTCTCTCCAGGTTTTTTCCTAGCCATTACATGTCCCTATAGAAATCCAATACTCTCTTGATATGGTCCGGAAAATCAGGCTTATCGTTATTATATCTAATAGTAAAGTTAGCATGATTTTTCTCTGGAAGATACTGCTCTTTAATATAGTATGTAATCAAGTCGCACACAGCTAGCTGTAAATCAGCAGGTACTGTAGCGTACCCTGCTTTATATACAACTTTTACAGCATTTATGCCAATTGGAAAGTACTTTGGCTTTCCGTCTTCAATGCGGTATATAGCATCCATATTAGTATCTACTACATATTCTGATGCGGTTAATGCTGTATAAACAGTTTGGCTGTTTTCTTCTAACTCTTCAACAGAAACTACTTGAACGATAGGTAATTCTCTCAAAAAGATAGCGCTTACATCCCATTTCAGAGTATGGTACTCTGTTAGGTTAGTACCATAATAGCTCGTAAAATCTCTTCCACAATACGTCCTAACCAGCTTACTCACAGAAGGTATAATCATATTGAGTTTACCATCATCAGTGCTACCTGTGATGTTTCTGTATGCCTTATACTGCTGTAGTGTCACTAGTTCTGTCATTTTTATCCTTGACGTACTGAAGATAAGCTTTTATAGCCTCTTGCATTGCCATATAAGAAAAACCCAATGATCTGTGGTGATGAAGGCAGAAAGTATGCCAGGCAACCTCCACGCCCCCATCATCCACGCTCATTGGGCTCTCCAAGTAGTAGGTGCCGATTTTACTCGGCGCCCACATCATTAAGCAGCTGCGTACTTGTAGCTTACGGCTGAAGTTCCAGAAGTGATGATGGAATCCATACCTAGACGCTGAGTAGCAACTAGTTCACGGTGTTGTAGACCGGGGTAGTATGCAGACTCTAGAGTTACTCCGCGCATGCGAGGTACGATAAAGTTACGTGCATTTACGGCTACAGCCATGATCTGGCTAGCAGCTTTAGCAATGAACTCATCGCACATCATTACCTTTGTTCCGTATACGTTTCCGATTTCGCCAGTTAGCTTAACAGCGTTAGTACCAACTAGGTTCATGTCTTGGAATTCAGGATCTTCTAGTAGGTTGAAGTATTCTGTCTGAGATACAATGAACACCATATCTGCAGGACGAATTCCCCACTTACCCATGTTCTTACGTAGAGTTAGTAGGTTAGCAGCTGTTAGCTTGTCTGATGCAAGTGCAGTTGCGGATGTTAGTTCTTTTGAGTTGTCGCGAGCTTGCTCACAAACACCATCAAAGCCGCCCGTTAGAAGACCTGTTGAGTGGCCGCCTAGAAGCATTGCATGCTCAACAGAGCGTGCGTGTGAACGAACCATCTGCTCGTTGATTAGAGGAAGGATCGCTAGGATCGTATCTTCTTCTGTTTCATTAGCTAGGTAAGAAATTGAAAGTAGTTTCTTAACTGATAGTGTCTTATTCGTTAGATCTACGCCGCCGTATGGGGATCCAACTGTATCGCCGCGCTCACTTAGAGAACCGTGTGGAGCGTCTTTACCTGTGTTCGTGTATGTCTTTGTAGACACGAATTCAGCGTAACCAGCGTCAGGTAGGATAGGCATAGCCATCGTAGCTGTTGGCATGTTAATTTCACGGAATAGAGGCGCTAGAACGAGTAGGTTCTGAATGTCGCGCTCGATAGCCGTTGAAACTGTGTTTTCGTAGATTTCGATAGAAGTAGCTGTAGGAGCTGCAGCACCGGACATGTTATTCGTAGCTTTTTCTACGATCTCTCTACCAAACTTTGTGCCCTGAAATCCACCTTTTCCTGTTAGAACAGCATTTAGAACATATGCATTAACTAGGTCAGGAGTAAAGGTTTTCTTCCAATCAGAGCCACTTTCGCTACCGACAAAAGTACGCTTAGATTCACGTAGAGCAGCTAGATCCTTGCTGCGGTCACGTAGGTCAGCTTCTAGAGCTTCGAGTTTCTTTTCTGTAACTTCTGTCTTTGCATCAAAAGTCTTCTTAACTTCCTCTAGAAGCTTTTCTGCACCTGATGCGCCTGCTTTTACAGCGATTTCACGTGCGTCTTCTTCTGACTTGATGCGAAGCTTTTCGGCTTCTTCTGCAGCTTTACGAGCAGCAGTTTCTTCAGCGACAGCCATTTTTGCAGCTGCGGTAGCTGTTTTAGAAATTTCAGCTAGAAATTTCTTCATATCTTCTTCATTCATAATTTTATTTTCCTTAGAAGAGGGCAGTGCCTCTTGATTACCCAAGTCGGGTAGGGTGGGCACAGTAAGCCCTTTCTTAAACTCGTCCATTGATTGATAATTTTTTACTACGTTAAATTCTGCAGCTGTATTAGCAGGTATTGATACTACTGATACTTCGTATAGCTCTGCATCTTTAATTAGTAAACCTCCAGTATCTTTTATATAGTCGGCGTCTTTAACTTTAAACCCAACAGAAAAAGTAGTTAAAATACCGTCTGAAATCAGTTTAGAGATGTAAGGATCAGCTTTGCTAATTTTAGCTGTAATTTCTAGTCCTTTATCTGTAACCCGTAGAGAAGTACCTCGTCCTATTGGTCTGTTGTGGTCATGGTTAAATAGTATGATAGGATTACGTAAGTAGCTTTCCGTTCCCCCTTTAGTCCAAGCTTCGGATATAATTACATCTCCTACTCTATCTGTATCTGTAGTAGATGCCATACCCCGTATTGTAATAGTAGATGAGTCCTCGGAAACAGACTTCATCTTTGATATTAATGTATAGATTCTATCTTGTTTCATTAGACTTTCTATTTTTCTTAGGGTAGAAAATTTGTGGGCTACTTCTACATCTGATGCCTCATACTTATCACCTGATTTTCTCCACACAGTAATTACTGCCGCAGGATCCTCTGGTGTTCCACTAATGCCTTGTATACCTGTTTCCCCGTTTCTTACTACTCGTTTAATTTTTCCACGAGCAGCTCCACCACTAGAGTTCCAAGAAACAAAATCTCCGATCTTTAAGTCTTCAGGAGCTGCTTTTTGCATTTCTTGTTTTATATATTCATATGAGTCTTTTACGTAAGTACAAGCTAGCATGACTTTGGATACGACGTACATAGGCAAACTAATTTCTTCTGAGAGCATGCCGTTAATTTCTTCTACAGCATTTAGCATAATCCTAATTTCGGATTTAGCCATCTCTCCTTCATAGTCGTACTCTTCGTCTAGTTGTTTTTCGTATCCTTCTGACTTAATATAATCACGTGCATCACGTATATAGTCAGTTGCTAGTATAACCTTTGAAATTATATGCCCAGGTAAGTTATCCTCATCTCCAAGCATATCATGTAATTTTTTGCCTACGTCGGCAATATCTAATAAGTAGGTAGAAATATATGAAGAGCCATGTTCTTCCTCTTCGTATTCATCCATGCTCTTTTTTTCGTCTAGCCTATCCATAGTTGCTACTTTAGCGCGAGACCAGCTAAACCCAGCATCTCCACCCCACAGAGCCCAAGCTACTCGGCCAGGTGAAGGGTAACCTTCTTCTCCTGGGCTAAACCCTTGAGCCTGTTTATCCACCTCATGGCGACTAAAGAAGCTAAACATTCTTCTCACAGTGCTAGGCGAAAGCTCGGTTTTATTTTTTAGCTGATTTGCACGAGCTAATCCAACTCTTGTACCGCCACGTTTGCCATCAGCTTTCCAAGCTAATGCTCTTTCGGCTTCTGATTTCATACCGTCGGAAGGTACTAGGCTGATATTTTGACCT